AACCTTTTCTTCTAGCTCAGTCATGGCTTGCTCCAACTTATCCGTTAATCTTGCCATGTCATCCTGAATGTCCTTCGTGGTATCTCTTAACTCCTGGTTGGTTTCTCTCGAATCTTCTTTAACTAATTGCTCGACATCATTTACTATTTTCTCTACGCGCCTTACATCTTGACGAAGATCATTTTTAAGTTCGTTTGCAACATCGGATACTAGTCTAATTTCTGACATAATCATTTCCATTTCTTGCATAATCATTTCAACCTCTGTTTGTATGAGGTCAGTTTTACTGTTCATTTCTTCTTTTGTAAGAGCAAGCTCTTTATCAAAGCCAGATAAATCTGGTGCAACATACTCTTGTATCTGTTCTTTCATGGTTAGGTAATCTTTGTAAAATTCAAAACCACCCCACAAAGCACCACCTGCTGTTGTTAACGCAGTCAAGACTAGGAAAATCTTCCCGCCACGAAACTTAATGCCTGCTACTTCGAGTTCTGCCATTGTAACTCTATCATATCATTAATCATGCCATCACTTCCAGAAAATAAATACCACTGTGCTATATTGTTATTCTGTATTTCAGCATCTGGCATCATGTAGTCTGTAAAGAAATCTAATCGGTCCTCTAATTGTTTTTGTGAATCAAAGAATGTTTTAGTATCCCCTAATACTTGCATAACAATCAAAGTTTTTAATTGGTTGGTTGAATCGTATCTGCCCTTATCACCCATCTTCTTAACTATTTTCTTTGCAGCTTTTTCTTTTTTAGATTCTGGTTTTTTTACAGGCGCTTCGTCTTCACTCTTATCTTCCGCTTCTCCCAAATCTTCTGATTCACTCTCATCTGCCTCAGTCTCTTGAACGCTCTCTTCCGATTCAGACTCCTCTTCCGCATTAGTTTCAGGCTCTGTAGAATCTTCTTCAGTAGACTCATCCACGGATTCTGGCTCAGTTTCAGTTTCGGGTTCAGACTCTGGTTCATTTATTGGTTCCTCCATTTCTGGCTCGGATTCAATTTCAGGCTCCATTGTATCTGGTTCTGAGGCAACTTCAATCTCTTCTGTCATTTCTGGCTCTGGTGCTGGCATTTCTAGTTCTAACTCCATCTCCATTTCCATCTCAACTTCGACAACAGCCACCTCGACTTCGGGCATTTCTATATCCATCTCAGGAAGCTCCATTTCGAAATCCATCTCAAAACTAGGCATCTCCATTTCCATCTCTACAGTTTCGTAAGACACCTCCATGTCTGGCTCATCAAACTCTGGCTCAAAAAACATATCATCACCCGGTGATTCTGGCACGACAATATCATTGTGATCAAAAATATTTTCAACAATATCAATAACTTCTGTCTCTGTACTACCACCATAAGCTACCCACATCTCAACAGATGTGATTGATTGTGTCACTATTGTGGACACCACATTGTACAATACGTTTATACGCACATCATCAAAAAGCGGTCCGATTGCAAGGTTGATATCACGTCCACCTACTTCGATTGTTAACTTCGTTATTGTTCCAGCAAAATCAAAACCACCTGTATACTCTTGATAACCACTAGTCACTCCAGATTCTGATAATACGTCTGTGCCACTAAACACACTCGTATTGCCGTTTTTTCCTGTGATGTGCATGTAAATACGATCTTGTGCGTCTCTTTTATCTACTTTGATAGAATAGTTCGTTCTACCCCCGTTTTTGATGTCTAATTCAGATATATCTACAGTTTGTATAAAGGTCGTGCCCATGCCAGATACACCCATGGTGGATGTAGAATTACCTGATCCGGTAATCTGTGCACATTTATCTGAGCCTAAAGCATAACAATTATTGCCAGACGGCATGTTTGCAGGGCCTTGCCCTCCCCAATCTGTATCCATATCGCCTTCATATCTAGGTATAACGTAGCCCTCGCTGCCATCTAATATATCGCCTGAGTCTTCGTTGGTTACTGTAACTGTTGTAGTATCTGTTGTTGTGGTTGTGGTTACAGTATGTCCGTCAGCTTCGTATTCGATTGATTCTGTTTCTGTAATTACGATTGTTTCTTCTACGCCCGGTGTACAAACTCCGGATGCAGTTACTGGACACTCGGCTCTAGAAGAACATGACAATGCCAGAGTGCATAACCATAGCACCCAATACAAACCTGATAAACTTCGATGCATCACTATCTACTCCTTCTGCCACTTTTATTTTATTTATCTCATCATTCCATTTTGCGTAAATTACACTACCCTCTGGAATCATATCCATATTATCTTTCCAACCTGTTTCAGCATCTTGACCAATAGAACCCATATACGGACATGGGGTGCCTGCCATAGCCATGCTATCCCAAACGCGTGGGTCTTGACACAGAAGACTTACCGATGCAACTTTCATGCCTGAAGCATATAAAGATCTTGCTAATTTTATTCTTTCACAGTTTTCATCAGTCACCGTAAT